CAAGACTTAATCGATAGTCATTGTGACGAATTTCCTACTTCTAGAAATTGTTAATAACAATTATATATGGCTACTGATAAACAAACAGCAAAATTATTAAAAGAATCAGCAACCGCAGCAAACGAGTTAAATTTATCTATGGAAGCTCGTTTAAAAATAGAAAAACGAATTTTAGATGGAAAATTAAAAACTCTTGCTGCGGTTAGACAAGAATCAGATGCTTTATTAATTGCAGATGCCCGATATCAAAAATTACTTAAATACCAAAATACAATTTTATCAAAAAAAGAAAAACAAAAAAAATTAGATCAACAAATTTTAGATCTAGGATCGGATTTACAGGATCAAGCTAAAAAGAATGTAAATGCATTATCAATGGTAGGTAGTAGCAATAAAAATAATCTAGATGCATCAAAAAAAATAGTCGAACAAAAACAAAAAGAATTAAATGCATTAAAAGCATCTGGCAAAGTAAATAAACAAGCAATCCAGAGGGCTGAGGCATATTTAGCCCAATTGCGAGGCTCGAATGACGCTATAGAAGCAATAAATAATAAAGCACCTTATTTAGCAGAAGCGATGGGTGAGGCCGGAGATCTAGCAAAAGATGTGCAAGGTAAGATTGACGGCTTCTTTAAGAATATTCCAGGCGGAGGAGTATTGAAAAAAGCATTAGGATTAGATCAAGTCGAAAAACAATTAACTGGAGGTATTAATGCCGGATTAAGTGCGATGGGCACTGCATTAAAAGCAGGTGTATCTCCTATAGGAGCTTTAAGAGCAGGTATGGCAGCATTTAATGCAACAGTAATGTTGAATCCGATTATATTGGTTGTAGCAGCAATTGTGGCGGCAGGTGTAGCAATGAAAAAATTAATAGGATTTGCTACCGAACATGAAAAATTAGCTCGAAGTATTGCAACAGCTCAAGGAGTTTCAGTTACCCAAGGTAGAATACTACAAAATCAAGCAGGCGCGGCTGCTAATTCATTTGGAAATCAATTATTGAGAGCTTCGGAAGTATTAGATGTACAAAAAGAAATAACAGATGAATTAGGCAATTCATCGATAGTGTCGGCAGATATAGCAGCACAAGTAGGAGATATAGGCAAATCATTTGGCTATAGTACTCAACAAGCCGGAAAATTACAAGCACAGTTTATGAACATGGGAATGTCGTCCGAAAATGCTGCAGTTGCACAACGAGAATTAGCTGCAGAAACATTAAAGGCTGGCGTTAACACTGGAAAGGTAGTAGCGGACATTGCACAAAATGCAAAACTTACAACTAAATTCTTTGGCGGTAATGTTAAAGCTCTTCAAAAAGCAGCTATACAAGCAAATAAACTAGGCATGAGTATAGCAGATATGGCTAAAATTTCAGAAAACTTACTTAATTTTGAAGATTCTATATCAGCACAATTTGAATATCAAGCATTATCCGGCAAACAGATTAATTTAGATAAAGCTCGTCAACTTGCATTAGAAGGAAATATAGCAAAAGCAACAAAAGAAGTTATAAAACAAGCTGGGACTATTGACGACTTTAATAAAATGGGCGTTTTGGAAAAACAGGCTTTAGCAAAAGCAACGGGTATGGAAGTCAATCAATTGCAAAAATCATTAGCAATTCAAGAATTAATGCCAAACGCAACCGACCAACAGTTAAAAGCAATGAATGCATTAGGATTATCCGCAGAACAAGTACAGGATATGTCTGCAGAAGAGTTGCAACAAAAATTAGCTCAAGCTCAAGCGGCAGAAAAAATGTCTGTACAGATGGACAACTTAAAAGGACAGCTATCAAAAGCCTTATTACCTCTGGGAGAAGCATTTATGCAAATATTTGCATCATTAACTCCTATACTTAAAATTATTGGATTTTTATTTAAAGGAATTGGTGCTGTAGTAAAAGGAATTGGTGCAGTATTAAATTTTACACTTATAGAACCTTTACAATTTTTAATGGATGTGATTGAAGGAATTGGAGGATTTGTTCAGCGTCTATTTGGAGGCGGCACTGCACCAACTCCGATACAAGTTCAGGGAGTCCCGGGGTCACTAGTAGGAATGGAATCTGGAGGCACTGTTACAAATTCTGGTGCATTTGTAGTAGGAGAAGCAGGTCCAGAAATAGTTAACCTAGAAGGTGGCTCGAGCGTAATACCAAATGATCAAGCATTTGGTAATTCTGGTAACGGAGTAAATTCAAACAATGGTGGATCTGTTAGTATAGATTATCAAAGAATGGCGCAGGCCATAGTAAAAGCAATGGCAGGTGTAACAGTACAATCAGCTCCAATACAAATTGGTGCTCAAGTAATAAATGCTATTAGTGATCAAATCGATGTAAATAAGTCTTATAAATAATGGCACTATCAAATTTAAAATCAGCATATTCGTTTTATACAAAAACACCTCCTGGCTTCAAACCTAATGATAGTGTTAATGATACAGATTTTCAGTATGAAGATGATCTAACATCTACAACTGTAGAAGCAGGATTTACCAATTATGGGTCTTTGATACGATTTCGTAATAGAAGATCTAAAGATGATTTTTCTATAAATGGTCAAGGCACATCAACACGTGTTCAACAATTAGGATCTGGAACTAAATTTCCTATAGGACCAAAAGGACAAGTGCATGATTTTGATATATTAAGAGGCGGTTTTAGTATAAAAAATAAATACCAAGATGTATATGGACCATTATCAACAGCAGGATTAGCAGATACATATACAAAAGATTCTCCTATAGATGACATGTATAACATTGTTAAAGTTAGAGATGTGGCATCTAGGCGAGCATATGCAAGAGAACCATTCATACTAAGAGGCATACAAAGAAATGATAATTCAGATCCACAAAGATTTGGACCTACTATAACTGCTGATATACCTCGAGGTGGACTTCTTACTAATATAAATAGAATGGCATTAGATGTTGCTCGTATAAGCAAGTTCATGATAACTCCAAAAGGATTATTGTTCAATATAAAACAAGTTGGACAACAACTAATGAATCCTAATGTTGAAGGCGTAAATGGCAAGCCTGGAAAAATATTCAATCCTAATAGTACAAAATTATATACTCCTATAAATTTAATGGCCAATATAGCTGGAGCCGATAAAGGATTAAGATTTAGACGCCATGGCATATTACCAATTGGTAGTGCACCAGACATGCCAGGTAAATATGAAGATGTATTCAAACAACGAGGCAGTTCAAATCCTAGTAAAAAAATTACCAATAACAGATTAGTTAGATTGGGAGAAGAATTAGGCATTCTAGATGAAATAAAAAGACAGATTAAAGCTGTAGATTCTTCTCAGGAAGAGCCAAGCAAGATAGAAAGCTTAATGAATAAGGCTAAAGCAGGAGTTGATAAACTTAGATCAAAATTAGGATTTAAGGGACAGGTAATAAATACTTTAACAGGCATAACAGGACCAGCATCTATCGGAGGGATTGGTAGAACAACAATAACAAGAGCTGTCAATTCCGAACAAGAACAAAACACATTTAAAGGCAATCAATTATCAAATTATAAGCCACCAATTAGTGATTCTGCAAATGAATCAACTACTAAATTAAAAGGTACTCAAGACAACTTTGGACAGTATAATGGATTACGAGGAAGAGTAGAAGAAGGAGATTTTGATGGTATAGGCACAAGTCCATTAAAAGAAACAGATACTGAACAAAAATCTAAAAATGAAGATCAAACACCATTAATAGCTAAATATAAAACTCTATCTTACGGACAAATAAGAAAAGAAGCAACAACTCGAATAGGTAATCCAACAAGAGTATTTGATTTCAGAACAAATAAAAAATATGATTATGGCACTGATACTCCTATAGAAGATATAGTAGGTAAAGGTGTTAACAATGATCATGAAAAAGATATTATAATAACTAAAATAACTGATTCAAAACAAGGAACAATGAGATTCTTAAGTTACATAACTAACCTTGCAGATAGTTTAGGACAAGAAATTGAATTGGAAGATGGCGGCGGATCTGGTGAAAATGAACGTAGTGCAGCTCAATTTCCTGTAACCAGACAAATAAGTTTAGGATTAATTGTATCAGCCAGAAACGCTGAAGAATTATCTACAATCTATAAAACTTTGGAAACATATAGACGTATGATTGCAACACCTACAGATAGACGTGGAAGAACAAGACTTACTGTAGGAAATTTTATTAATAATTTAGATGTATATCCGATTGGAATAGAAACAGGGTGGGATACAGAATATACATTTGATTTAGATGAAAAGGTTCCATACACATTAAACATTGATTTAGAGTTCATAGTTGAAAAAGTTTCAACAAGACAATACAGTTTAGGATATAAAGGATAGTATGAACAGAAATTCATTTACAAAAATAGAAAATGCAAAATATGTAACTTCTAGATATCCATCATTTCCTGCTCATGAATTAGATAAATATATAATATCACGAGAAGGCGATAGATTAGATATGTTATCAAACGAATTTTATGAAACAGTTGATAATTGGTGGATAATTGCACAAGCAAACAATTTAGGTAAAGGTTCATTGCTAGTACCAGCCGGCACACAAATACGTATACCTTATAATCCTGGAACATTATTTGATAAACTGTTGCAAGCTAACAAGGAACGATAAATGGATACAAACTTATTCCATAGAGGAGTAGATTCCAGAATTACAACTGAACTAGAAAATCGTAGATTAGGTAAGACCAGAATACGTGCTGCATCCTTTGATGTTCAGGAGCAAGAAAGAAATGGAAAATTTTTTCCTAGTGCACAACGGCAAGCTTGGGTAAAAATATATGATCATTTAGGTAATCTATTTTTAGCATATGGCTGGGATGTGTTTAACGAGTTAAACGAAAAGTATGTTCTTCCTAATGGCACTGAAAGATTGGCATATAGATTAGATACATTAGAAACAGGTATCGCCGGAGATTATGGATCATTACGTAATTTTAAATTGGCATTCACTATCAATATTAGACAGCCAGAAGAAAATGACACTCAATTTAATGACATATTTACAAAAGCTGTCAATGCATTTCAAATAGGTAAAAAAATATGCATTCAATACGGTTATAAAAATATTTATGAGGGATATAATAAAGATGTGAATCATTCGCCATGGAACACCGATGATATAGGAGGATTCAAAGCAGGAACTTTAGGAGTTGATGATGCAGAAGGCAAGGAGATTACAGGAGAAATATTTACAGTAGTAAAGCCAGAATTTACTGTAGCATCATTAAATAAAATAATGTTTTCTATTTCTGGAGTAGGTCCGGGCGCACAAATAGGAGAAAAAAATATATCAGATTCTTTTGATTTTAGGCCGCTAGCAAAATCCAATCCTGGCATGTATAAAGTAGAGGGTGATAAACAACCGACATTTATTACTAATTACGATTTAGATGATGATGAAGGACGATTTGCCCCAGTACATAATATAATTGATTGGATAGATTTTGATGTGCAAAGTCGTATACGAGCATATGAAAAAGATGATACTGATGATGACTTTGAAACTGAAAATGGCGTCGGAACAGTCGGAGACTATCAACCACCTCCGATTGACCCAACTGGCGATTATGGAAATGTAGGATTTGTAGTATTTAAATTTGATGAAGAATATTATACTAATCCACTTCAGATTGATGCAGAAGATCAAGGAGATGCATATGCATATTATGTTACATTACAATATCTGACTTGGTTATTTAATTGGTCATTACAGCCTCGAGGCATACCACCAGCGGCTACAGATGCACAAAGAGAACAAAAGAAAAAAGAAGGTTCAAAAGATTATTACAAATATTTAATTCAATGTGATAAAGAGACTTCCAGAGCAGATCTGGCATTTGCAGACAGAGTAGGCGACGATTTTACCGGTGATATAACATATGTGCCTAGTGCAGACCCATTATCTGTAATATTTAATTATGGTAGTTATACTACAGATCCATCTAGAGCTTCTACATATGGGGCAGTAATGAAAAGCTATAATTGGTGGTATGGTATAGCGGGTGCTGCCATAGGAACAGTAGGATCAGTAGCTTCTTTAGGTATTGGTTCTGTAGCAGCCGTAGGTATTGGTGCTGTAATTGCAAGCGCGGGATATCAAGACAACTTAGAAAATATAATTTCATTTTCGAGTAATGAGCCGGATGATGACCAAGTTCATGATGCACTTAATACGGCATCGACTTTTGGAATTCAAGATAAACTTTCAATGAAACCAAAGATAGGTAATTTAAGTAACATTCTAATAAATAGGGATTGTATTGCAGGAATATTTGATGAAATGGGAGCACTTAAACGTACTAAGGAAAAGGAAGATGAAGAGGTTGGTAAAGTAACTGTCGAAAAATTTTTTAAAAAATTATTTGAAATAATTAAATCTGCATCAGGCGGAACAATACAATTAAAGGCCATTGAAGATCCAGATAACACAGATCCATTCATTAACAAACTGCTTATAGTCAATGAAAATGCTCCTCCGGCAGATGAAGAAATTAAAGTTCCTGTATTTAATAAAAATGATGGAAGTGTTATTGAAATGTCTCTTAAATCTAAAATTCCTAAGGCAATGCAAGTTGCAGCCGCAACTCAAGGGGATAGTAACATTGAAGATATAGAAAATCAAGAAAATCCATCTGATAATGTGACTGAAAATGAGGCTGAAGCAAATCCGGCAACGATTGCAAGTGAAAAAGATGGATTAGTAAAAAATAAATTTGCAGCTTCCAATGTAAAATCATTTAGTGCTTTATTATCAAAATTTGTGAATCGAGAAAATTCATTTTCTGAAACTAAGGTAAATAGAAAACTTACTAGATTTCCTTTGACAATGACTCTGATCATACAAGGCATTACTGGTTTCAAATTTGGAGACACAATAACTAGTAAAATGTTACCACCCAAGTATAAAGAAGAGATAATTAATAGTGGATATCAAACAGATATAATTTTTACTGTGACTAAAGTAACGCAGATGATCAGAGGCAACTCATGGACAACTACATTGGATACTGTAATGAGATTTGCTCCTGGAACTAAAACTATTAAATTAACTAAAAAAGATTAAATGAGAAGACGTTTAAATTATAGAGAACCTTTCAATGTAAGAGAATCAGAAGTAACTGTAGATTACACTAATGGCAAAGAATATGTCTTTTATGATCCTACTGTACCAGGTGCTCAAGAATATTTTGGATTCTATTATACATTATCATCTGGTCAAGTATATATGGGATCTGATCATACAAAAAGTCCAAGAATACTATTACATAATCCTCCTAAGAGTTCTTTCGATGAAAAGAATAAAGTATATTATGAACTAACCGGCGACGCTTTTGATAGATATAGTTACCCTATATATTATTATCCAGAGCCAACTAAACAACAATATGATAAAGGAGTTTTGAAACGTACATTTGTACAGAAACGTAATGAACCTGGAGTTATAGTAGAAATAGATCCTAAAACTGATCAATTATATAACAATCGTAATAAGCCTGGTATTAATGCATATTTATGGGATCTACATTCAATTAATTGGACAATCGCCGGCGATATTACTGAAGTAAGAAAAAATAATCAACGAGTGTTAGAAAAGGCCAATCAATTTATGGATGGTATATTAAATTATCTAGGAGACTTAGACGAATTTCATATTTCAAAACCTATCATCAAAAAACAACGTAATCAAACTTCTTATCCAGATGGCGAGCGAATGCATGGTAATTTACCTGCAGGATATAATTTGTCAGTTAATTCTGCACAACAATGTGGTAATTGTTATTTTAAAAACAATAATTATTGTGGTCTTTGGCAAGCAAATATAAGAAATAATTATGTTTGCGCTAGATGGAAAAAACATCCATATTAATTTGTTTTTCTGAAAAAAAGCTCTTATATTCATATAATGTTTGTAATAGAGAGTAGTTCCGAGTTTGATAGAGTAAAAGAGAGATTAAAGAATACAGATAGCTTTTGGATTCCTATGTTCTCTGATGTGTATAAACATTATACTCACAATCAATTAAGTTATGTATATATCTATTGTATCAATGAAGACTTAGAATATATTGTATCATTCAATCATACAGATTGCTTACGTATACAAAGACAACGTCTGCAAGAACTTGCAAGTACATGCAGTATATTTGTATTAGCCAAGAAACGCTTTGCAAAGTTTTATGCAGGAAAATGTTATGATGCTGACCTAATGACATGGTGGCAGACCAATAGAATGTTGCCATTAAATGAAACTAATACGGCAGCACATGATATGTGGAACAGATGGTGGCATAACGAAACTAACACAAATGATTGGTTGCCGATAACAAGACATGCTGATAGATGTACTGCCATGAAAGATGTATTTATGAAACATTATAATACATTTGAATTATCAGACGAATTCAAAAAATATGAATCATATGCTATAGATAATTTTTTTGCAATAGAACAAAGTGGATTGCAAGTAGATACAAAAACATATACAGATAAATTTCAAACTAACGGTATCCATTCTAACAAAGTATATACAGAATATAATTTATATACAAGTACAGGACGTCCTTCAAATAAATTTGGCGGAGTTAATTTTGCTGCATTGAATAAAGAAGATGGTAGTAGGGATTCATTTGTATCTAGATTTGAACATGGAATGTTATTGGAATTTGATTATGATGCATATCATGTAAGATTGATTGCAGATATAATTGATTATGATTTGCCAGACGGTTCTATACATGAATACTTTGGATGTCAGTATTTTGGTAAAGAAGAATTATCAAAAGAAGAATATGAACAAAGTAAAAAAATTACATTTAGATTGTTATATGGTGGCATAGATAAAGACTTTGCAAAAATACCATTCTTTGGTAAAACTCAGATATATGTTAAAGAATTATGGAAACAATTTAAATCTAATGGATATATTGAAACTCCTTATTTTAAACGGCCTATGCATAAAGATAATTTATTTGAAATGAATCCTAACAAATTATTTAATTATCAGTTACAAGCATCTGAGACAGAACATAATATGTTGGTATTGAATGAACTGAATGAGTATATGTCAGAACATGATAGCAAATTAATATTATATACTTATGATTCATTTTTATTTGATTTTAACTTGGATGAAGGAAAAGATAAAATTTTAGAATTAAAAAACATTATTTCTGAGAACGGAAAATATCCAGTTAAGATAAAGGCCGGTATCAATTATGGGGTCATGAAAGACATGACTTCCAAGGTAGTTTAATATTTATTAAAAAAGTATGTGAATGAATACAGATAAAATAATACATGAATGGTTTTACAGATTACCTAAAGGTTATGCAATAGCCCCGTATACAAAACAAGAACTAGATATATTAGATGAAGTGTTAGCAGAGAATGAAATGTCTATTGAAGAAGTAGATATGTTAGATCAAGGATTCTTAGACGCAGAACCGATAGATACTAAAAAGAAAACACATACTTTGAAAGAACTGCATAAATTAAAAGATAATATAAAACATTTAATAACTGAAGACGTCACTTTGCCAGAAGTAGTTAAACTGTTATCTGACGTAAAAGATAGATTAGATCAGGAAGATTTAACAGATATTCAGACAGTTATTATACGTTCTGCATTTAAGCAAAAAGTTTTAAATTATTTTCAAGAAAAAGGAATTGTGGGTGATGCATACCAATTAGGACCTAAAGCAGTAAGAGTTTTATTTGATGATATTGCATCATTACCTAATGTGGAAGAAGTGATAAATTATTTTGAATCTCCTAAAGATCTAGTTGTCGGCGCGGATGGCAGAACCAGTTTGGAACTATCCGGATTACCAACCGATACATTATTAGCAATGATGACAATGCAGCCGGGAGCTGATAGAGGCGGTAACGCAACAGGTCCAGGAGAAGTAGCTTTGGCATTATTATTTAATAATGTTACTAATTATACCGGTGGCGGAGATTTAGAATTTGACGGAGAGACATTAGAATTAAAAGGCAAGGATGCTAGGCTAGGACAGCAGTCGCGAGGCAAAAGAAAATTAGAATCTACATTTTTAGGTAGCATGATAGAAAGAGCCGCTGACCAAGGAATCATTTCAGATGATGAATACAATGAATATATTAATGATACAGATCATAATAATGTTGCAATTGCAATTCGTGATGCATATGAATTATTAGTAGAAGAAAAAAAATATGATAAAAATGATTTTCTAAAAAGGATACAAAGAGGCGTAGGTGCTATTTTCTTTGAAAATCTCTCGGTAGCACAAAAATATTTTGATGATGCATCTGATTTTAAAAATGTAAATACAGTAATGAAACAACTAGTTAAAACTAACATAGAGTCCTATATGGATAAAATACGTACTTCTCAGATAATGTTTCATAATTTTAGAAAAGGAAAAAGTAACGATTTACGATTTGCTCTAGTAAAAAGAGAAGATATAGATTCTGTAGTAGAAGCTGGCACGATAAGGTTAGGTTCGCAAAAACAAGAAGGAAGTTTCTTTTGGGACAATACCAACCCAAGTGTTAAGTTGAAGTTAGGATAAATTTGAGAACACAATTATTGTGCACATTTGCACATAAAAAGGATTTGGATCTGATAGCAGATTATATTGCAACATCTTACGATGTATCAGAGAAAAGAATGTTTGTGTTTTCAGATGCAGATAATAAAAATGATTTGTATATAACATATAATGTGGAATCAGGTAATTTTAAAAGAACACCTAACACGATATCAATACATAGAAAAAAAGATAGTAACACATTATATACAGTTAATGCTTTAAATGTGGTAATTAAAAATTCAAACAATGGAGTATTAGACAAAACATTTATGGTTGATTGGAGTAATTATGAGAACACATTGTTATTGACAAATGGAGATGAACTAAGACGTGTTGATCTTGTACTTATGAAAAGGATTGACATATAACTGTATATTTATTTAAAAGAGAAAAATTATGTTTAATAGTCAAAGATGGTCAGAATTAGATTTAGCACAATCAGAAGAGATACTTGCAATCTTATCACAAGTAAGTAAGCCATCAGATACTCTAATAAAAAGTATGACTATCATAAAGACCGCAATAAAAGAAGAAACAGAAGCAGAAACTACGGAATTAGATGAATTGATTACACGCGTATCTGCTAGAGGTTTTAAAGATGAGACATTACTACTTCGCCTCAATCTAGAAGCAGCTGAACTTAAAGAAAAGGCTGTGAAAAGGAGAGACAAATATTTTGATTCGGACGGAAAAGAGAAATAGATTAATATCTATATACAATAATAAACTAATTAACAAATAACAAATAAAACTTTTTTTAACTTTTTTTGATAATCCTTAGGATAATAGAAAAAAAGTACTTATATTAATACTAATAAATAATAATTAATCATTTAAAAGGAAAAACAATGGCAATTGATTTAGACGCAATTAAAAGAAAACTTAGTCAGCTTCAGACTACCGGCACCAGACAAAACAACTTATGGAAACCGGAACCAGGTAAGCAAACAATCAGAATAGTCCCTTATCAGCACGACAGAGACAATCCATTCAGAGAATTATATTTTCATTACGATTTAGGTAAAAAGAATTATCTATCTCCGGTGACTAACGGCAAAGCAGATCCAGTAGTGGAATTTGCAGAGAAGTTAAAAGCATCTGGTAATTCAGATGAATGGAAATTAGGTAAGAAGATGGAACCTAAAATGAGAACATATGTTCCTGTGCTAGTAAGAGGAAAAGAATCTGAAGGTGTTAAATTTTGGGGATTTGGAAAAACAGTTTATACCGAGTTATTAGGTGTAATTGCAGATCCAGATTATGGGGATATATCTGATCCAATGAATGGAAGAGATGTATCAGTTGAATTTACTCCATCTGAAGGAGCAGGTTCATTCCCTAAAACAGCAATTAGAGTTAAACCTAATGTTACGGCATTGACAGAAGATAAAAATGTTGCAGAAATGGTTGCAAAAAATCAACCAGATCTATCAACAATATTTAAAGAGCCAACATATGATGAACTTAAAGAAGCATTAGAAAATTGGCTTAATCCAGAAGAATCAGGAACAGAAGAAGCTCCAAAAGCAGAAAATGCACCTAAAGCAGAAGAATCATCTAAAGTTAACAAGGTAGATGATGTTTCTTCAGCATTTGATTCATTATTCAACGATTAAAAAGTTATAATATGGCAAAATCAAAAAGTGAACTAGCAGATGATCTAGCTTCAGAATTAGCAGATAATTTAAATAAAAAATTTAAAAATACTGGATTCAAGGCAGCTTATTTTCTAGACAGAGATACGGATGCACCGAGTGAAGTTAGAGGATGGGTAGGATCCGGATCTTCAATGTTGGATCTTGCAATATCTAATAGACCTGAGGGTGGATTTCCAGTAGGCAGGATTACAGAAATTACAGGATTGGAAGCATCAGGTAAATCTTTATTAGCAGCACATGCTTTAGCAAATACGCAGAAGGCAGGTGGTATGGCAGTATATATAGATACTGAAAATGCAGTTAGTAGAGAATTTTTAGAAGCTATAGGAATAGATCTAGAAAAAATGTTATATGTTCCATTAGAAACAATAGAAGACATTTTTGAAGCGATTGAAAATATAGTTGAATCGATTAGAAAATCAAACAAAGATAAATTGGTTACTATTGTTGTTGATTCCGTAATGGGAGCATCAACTAAAATTGAAATGGCTAAGGAATTTGATAAGGATGGGTATGCAACATCAAAATCCATTATACTTTCTAAAGCAATGAGAAAAGTAACAAACATGTTAGGACGTAACAAAATTTGTTTGATATTTACTAATCAATTAAGGACAAGGCTAGGAGTAGCCTTTGGTGATCCTTATACTACATCAGGTGGAAAAGCAATACCATTCCATTCTTCAGTAAGGTTACGATTGAAATCAGTTGGCCAAATTAAAGTTAAAAAGGACGGCGTCGATCAGACTATCGGAATTAAAACTAGATGCCAAGTGGTTAAAAATAGAATGGGGCCGCCATTAAAAACAATTGATTATGATATCTACTTTGAAAGTGGTGTCGATGATTTTGGAGGCTGGCTCAATATTATGAAGCAATTTAAGCTTGTCGCAACAGCAGGTGCGTGGTATACATTTACTAGGACTAATGGGGAAGAAGTAAAATTCTTGTCTAAAGATTTTGAAAAGAAATTGGAAGAAATTGATGGTCTTAAAAATGAAATATATCAACAAATTTGTGATGCGTATATTCTTAAATATAAGCCTGGAGAAGACATTGGTATTGATGATGTTGAAATAGACGAAGAATTTGTTAGTGAAGAAGGCTGATGAAAGGACGTTTTTTTGATATACTACAGGAAGTAGAAAGAGATCACAAACAAGGTATGGGGTCAAGTAAAGATAGCCATCTATTGATTATTGACGGTCTGAATACATTCATTAGAGTGTTTTCGGCCGTGCCTGCCTTGAATGATGATGGCATGCATATCGGAGGAGTAACTGGATTCCTTCGATCTATTGCAGCTGCTATAAGACAACATAAACCTACTAGATGCGTAATTGTATTCGATGGTAAAGGTGGATCTGTCAGAAGAAAGCAGATGTATCCAGACTATAAAGCTAATAGGGCAAATAAAACGGCCTTTAATAGATATGAAGAATTTGCTTCATTACAAGATGAACAAGAAAGTATGAAACGCCAATACGGCAGAATGATCCAGTACTTACAATGTTTACCAATTACTACATTGGCTATTGATAATATAGAAGCAGATGATGCAATTGCATATATTGCAAATGAAATATTTACTAAGCCAGAAAATAGAGCAACTATAGTATCAACGGATAGAGATTTTTTGCAATTAGTAAATAATCGTATTTCAGTATGGAGTCCAACTAAAAAGAAAATGTATACTCCAAATACTATGCGAGAAGAATTTGGAATAGATGCAAGTAATTATTTATTGTATAGAGCATTAACAGGAGATAAGTCAGATAATATACCTGGCGTTAATGGTGTTGGATTGAAGACAATGATACGTCGTTTACCTATTATTACAGAAAATAAACAATTAAGTGTAGAAGAACTTGTTGAATATGCATCTAATGTAGAAAAAAAATATAAAGTTCATGAAATTATTGAATCGAGTAGTGACATTATTCAGTTAAATTATAAGTTAATGCAACTAAAGAATGTAGATATTGCTGGCAATACCAAATTGTTAATTTTAGAAAAGGTACGTGAAGAAATTAATAAAATGGATGTATTAAATTTTAAAAAGATGTTTATGGTAGACAAAATGTATACGGTCATCAAAGATTTAGATACATGGATGACAACATCATTTAATTCATTAAATGCTTTCAGAAATCTTTGATTTACGAAAATAATATTATATATTATAGTATATGACAGACAGATTAAGTAGTTACGGATATAGTTTTCAAATAAAAGTTATAGCATCATTATTTACTGATAAATTATTTATTAATCAGATAGCGGATATATTATCTCCTAAATATTTTGAAAGTGATGCTAATAATTGGATTGTTGAAACTGTTTTAGAATATCATAAAGAATATAAAACATCTCCGACATTAGAAGTAATAAAAGTTAAACAGCAAGAATTAGACCATGATGTCTTGAAAGAGCAAATTGTAGCTCACATGAAAGATGCATGGAGATATATCGAAGCAGATGATTTACCTTTTATTAAGCAGCAGGCAATTGATTTTTGTAAGAATCAAGAAATAAAAAAAGCAATATTAGGTTCTGTTGATCTTTTAAAACATGGACAATATGATGAAATAAAAGCTAAAATAGATGATGCTTTAAAGTCCGGAGGCGATAAAGATATTGGCCATGATTACATGGTTAGTATAGAAGAACGATATACAGATGCAGTTAGAGATACTAAGGAGACTCCATGGGAAGTTATTAATGATTTAACTGATGGTGGATTAGGCAAAGGAGAGTTGGCAGTATTTGTGGCGCCTGCGGGTATAGGTAAGTCATGGGGATTAATCAATATTGGAGCTCATGCAATTAAAAAAGGTATGACTGTATTACATTATACATTAGAACTTAATCAAGCATATGTAGGATTGAGATACGATTCTGTCGTAACAGGAATTGCAAATCAAAATTTAAAACATTATCAGTCCCAAGTAAAAGAAGAGTTGGAAAAAATGGATGGTGAACTAATTATCAAACATTATCCGACAAAATCTGTATCAGTGATGGGGCTACGTTCTCATGTAGAAAAATGTATAATGCAAGACAAAAAGCCAGATGTTATTATAGTGGATTATGCAGATCTACTAAAAGGCCATGGACAAGAAAAACGTCATGAGTTAGAAGGTATATATGAAGACTTGCGGGGAATGGCCGGAGAGTATGATATACCGGTATGGACAGCTTCTCAAGCAAATAGATCAGCATTAGAAGAAGATGTGATAGATGCAAGTAAGGTATCAGAGTCATATGGCAAAGTAATGGTAGCAGATTTTATTATTTCATTGTCTAGAAAAGTGCAAGATAAATTAGCTGGTACTGGTAGATGGCATGTCATAAAAAATAGATTCGGTCCGGATGGAATAACATTGCCAAGTAAAATGAATACATCAAATGGACAAATTCATATATATGCTGATACATCAGTGCAAGGCAAGGATGCGCAGAAACAAATGGATAATGGTGAAGAGTATACGAGAAAATTACTATCACGTAAGTTTCAAGAGATACAAGGTTTTGAGTAAAAAAACTTAAAAAAAATTATCAAAAGTAGGTATCAAGCATTATATAGCGTATATTTATTGAAATAATACGTTAGTTTTGTATCATTAATAATCATTAATAAACATTATAAAAAGGAATAGATATGGATATATCAAATAGAATTTTATCTGACATTACAGTGCATATGAAGTATGCAAAATATGTCCCGGAATTAAATAGAAGAGAAACTTGGAATGAGTTAGTTACGAGAAATAAGAATATGCACATGAAAAAGTTTCCAACACTTAAGTCGGAAATAGAAGATGTATATAAAATGGTATATGATAAAAAGATATTGCCATCAATGAGATCATTGCAATTTGGTGGTAAGCCGATTGAGATATCTCCGAACAGAGTTTACAATTGTGCATATCTTCCTATAGATGACTGGAGAGCTTTTGGAGAGGTAATGTTTTTATTATTAGGAGGGACAGGCGTAGGATATTCAGTACAGAATCATCACATAGAAAAGTTACCGGAAATAAAAAAACCAAATATAAATAGAACTAGAAGATTCTTAATAGCCGATAGTATTGAAGGATGGGCAGATGCAGTTAAAGCATTAATGAAAAATTATTTTCAAGGCGGATCTAAACTAAAATTTGATTTCTCCGATATTAGACCAAAAGGAGCTCAATTAGTTACATCAGGTGGTAAAGCACCAGGCCCTCAGCCATTAAAAGAATGTTTAATTAAAATAGCAGGCGTTTTAGATTTAAAGAAAGATGATGAAAAATTATCTCCATTAGAAGTACATGATATAGTATGTCATATAGCAGATGCAGTTTTAGCCGGCGGTATTCGTAGAGCTGCTTTAATTAGTTTGTTTTCTGCAGATGACAATGAAATGATTAGTTGTAAATCTGGCAATTGGTGGGAACTTAATCCACAACGAGGTAGATCTAATAATTCCGCAGTACTTATGAGACATAAAATTACTAAAGAGTTCTTCATGGAACTATGGAAAAGAGTTGAATTGTCTAATGCAGGAGAGCCTGGTATATACCTGTCTAATGATAAGGATTGGGGAACTAATCCATGTTGTGAAATAGCATTAAGACCTTTTCAATTTTGTAACCTATGTGAAGTAAATGCTAGTGATATTGTGTCTCAAGAAGATTATGAAGCAAGAGTTATGGCAGCAACATTTATAGGTACATTGCAAGCATCATATACAGATTTTCATTATTTAAGACCTGTATGGCAAAGAACAACAGAAAAGGATGCATTGATTGGGATATCAATGACCGGAATAGGATCTGGTACTGTATTAGGATATGATATGAAATCTGCAGCAAAAATTGTTAAAATAGAAAATGAACGTGTTGCTAAATTATTAAATATAAATAAATCTGCAAGATGTACCACCGTGAAGCCAGCAGGAACAACATCTCTTACATTAGGAACTTCATCTGGTATTCATGCATGGCATAATGATTTTTATATACGTAGAATAAGAGTAGGCAAGAATGAATCTATTTATACATATTTAAAAAATAATCATCCGGAGTTAATAGAAGATGAATATTTTAGACCACATGATACTGCAGTAATTAGTATACCACAAAAAGCTCCAGATGGCTCTATAATGAGAACCGAATCTCCATTTCAATTATTAGAACGTGTAAAGAAAGTTGCTCAAGAATGGATTAAGCCAGGTCATAGATCTGGAAATAATACACATAATGTTTCTGCAACAATTTCATTAAGAGATCATGAATGGAAACCTGCAGGCGAATGGATGTGGGATAATAAAGATCATTACAATGGACTTTCAGTATTAAATTATAATGGCGGAACATATGAACAAGCCCCATTTGAAGATTGTACAGAAGAAACATATAATTTATTAATGAAGACATTAACCGAAGTTGATATTTCTAATATTACAGAATTAGATGACCAGACAGATTTATCAGGCGAAATAGCTTGTGCTGGTGGAGCATGTGAGATAGTATAATGCGTGCGGATGATTGGATATCACATTTAGAAATCAAAGAAAATGTGAATTCTCAAAAAGATTTTTATTGGGAAAATGGGATGATGGTAATGACATCCCATTATCATCTTAAGCGCGGATATTGTTGTAAGAACGGATGTTGTAACTGTCCATATTAATTTTCATTGCATTTACTAGTTTCTAGACAACTTTCTACATATTTATGATAAATGGAGATTGTATGAAACGTTTTATATTAGCTATATTCTGTTTAATTACATTTACAAGTAACGCGCAGAATATAATATTCGGTTGTACTGATACAGCAGCAGCAAATTATGATTCAACAGCAACACAACAGTTAGAAGGAAATGTTGAATTTCCAGTTGGGTGTAATCAAAACGGCTGGTCTGGAAATTATGTAGGTATAAATTTAGCACTATACCAAAACAATACATCAGAATTTTCAGTAGGAAGAAAAGTAACAATAGCAGGACATGATTATTGGATTGATGCCATGAACATTCCTGGAAATTGTAATCAAGGTGTAGCTTTAATTTATGTAGCATTAGCTCCTGGATTAGCAGATGGCAATCCATGGTCGACAGCAGGAAATGTA